GTCTCGTCGGAATCATTTAGATTCCTTCCGAGGTGAGAAAGATTTTTCTTTCTCACAGGATATAATCCTCGGGAGAGTGAATTGTTTTCATAGTCACTCTCAAACTATTTCATCTGATTTGCGAAATTTTTCTTCTTTGGAAAATTCGGTGTAAGCTTGAATTATATCTTTCTTAGTAGATGGTCTGAGAAAGGGAGAAATATTTTCTCTCTCTAAATCATCATCAACAGTCGAGAGCGAAAAGCGGATAAATTTTTCCGCAGCAATCGATCCGGTGATGCCATCAAGATAAGTTAGAAGTGAGAAATACTGATGGATTAGTTTCTTTCTATCACTTTGAGTTGATTTGACGATCATCCTCGTTCTAATTAGCTCTCCGATTTTGGCTGGATTTTTAATCCCTTCAATATTGATCACTCGGTTTGCATCTCGCTCGATTAATTTCTTTGCGTTCTCAAAAATAGACTCCGAGAAAAACTTTTCCGAAGTCAAATCTTCAAAGAGTTTCTTACACTCTTTGAATGTGAATGTTACTGGCATTGATTTATTAGTGCCGAGAAATATGGCTAAGATGATCAATTCATCAGTGGTTGTATCTGCTAGTAAATCAGATTCTCTGAGAGAATGGAGAAGAGGTTTCGACATCAATGGGAGTATATCTTGAATCAGGTCTGAGGCGGTCAAACTGCCTTCTGATACCCGAATAGCCTTACCTGTCGATATCAGACTAAGACGACAACCGTAGATAACATAATTCCGTGCGAATTCAAAGGTATGAAAGATGCCTTCCTTTTGGCGAGAATAAATTGTTTTCTTAGCGTTTTGGTCAACACCGATATCTTTCAGAATTCGTGAGTAATTGGAGAATACCTTGTTTCCTACTAAAATCGCGTCGTCGCCGATGCTAGTGTATACGGGCTTAGCCAGTCCATCATTGGAAATAAAGATCAGATAATGATGTAATAAAGACATTGATGAGAACGACGCAAGTATTCCCATCGCTTGACCACAAGTATACCTCAAGAGGGGAGCCTTATCAAAAAAATCAGTACCCCGCGAGCTAAAATCTCGATTTAGTGAGCTAACCCATGATTTAGAAATTCTGTCTCCGTCTAATCCTACTCTCTTGAAAACCTCAGAGATTAAGATTGACTGAAGTTCGATTGGCAGTCGGTCAGTCGCTGCCGAAAGATCAACGGATATAACATCATCTTTGATGTTATTGAAGAAAGACAGGTCTGCTTTGTGATTAAAGGTACGATCGGAGTCTAACTGTTTTAATAATTCCATGAGCGTACGATGGATAGGTAGACATGCTGACTGGGTTAACCAATCTACCACACCAACTATTCGTTTCTTTCCTCCCGGAGCAGTAAATGCCGCAAGGCGTGAATGCAAACCGCCTTGTTCAGGATTTGAGTCACTCTCATCCTCTTTCACATTTAGCAAGAGTGTATCAGCATACTCTAAGATCTGATCACCATTCTCAAAACACGAGATAAGCTCACGGACGCTCGAAAATAATTCGGGCTCTTTCGAGAGAGCGAGCAGATCCCTGAAATGAGATAAATCAGAATGACCTGTCGAAGGGCCGTTCTTGTTAGAAGAATAGATTACAGCCTTCTTTGTCTCAGGATCTAATCTTGAGAAATCGAATTGAGAGAAGAAGTTTTCTATCTTCTCAGCTGTAAAATGTTTTTGAATAACCTCTTGAATAGTCAAATCCCCTGAATAAGGTTTGGAGATTGTTGTATAATCTGAAGGGATCTTTTTAAGATGGTAATTTCGATATACCGTAATATATGAAAATACGCAACTCAGCAATCTAGTTTTCTCTAGATCACTGAGGATGTGATTTTCGATTCTAAGATCCAATATTATTCTTTTCAGATCATTAACAATCGAATTTGCTTCTTCTTCAAAATCACACATTGTACTTAAATCGAGTTCAAGACTATGATAATCAAATTTAGGATTAGTCGCTAACTGCAGGGCAAAAACTTCGAGACTTTTAATAAAGTTTAAAACATCAGATGGTTTTGGATAGGTAATTTTCTTTCTTTCTTCAATTCCTAGAATAAACTGAGTTCCCTTTCTTAGTTTGGAAACTGGATTAGATTTTTTGTTATCATATCGATCAGAAATCATGAATCTGTGAATTCTTCTGATATTAAAAGAGAACTGCTCAAACGTATTATAAAGGTTGCTTTTTCCTTTGGCATTTAAGTCAGCTTTAACTGCGTTTTGTAAGACTTTGTGTAATCTTATTACTTTGTTGAAGTTAAGCATGGTTTTGGGAGTGTTGAAATGTATAGATGAAATAATTTCTGTAGCGTCTCAAGAATTAAAATCGGGGTGAAGAAAGTTAAATACTTTCGAATCCTTTTATATTCGGAAATCAAAGAGAGAATTTTATTTTCGACTTGCTTTTGAAGAAAAGAGATTGTCTTCTCTTCCTTTGGATGTCAGGATCGAAAATTATTCTCGAATCGAGAAGAAAACTCGATTCTAAGTCTTTGAATCGCAGAAAAGCGAGAAATTTTAAAGCCGAATATGATTTTAGACTCCTTTTCGGGGCTTAATTCTTTTCCTGTGATTTTGAAAATCAGGCTCAAAGATTCGAAATTCTCTTGTCTTGTTCTTTCAAGACAACGACTTTTGATTCCTAATTCTCCCCCCCAAACGAAAAGTTTTATTCAGATTAAAGAATCAGAAATGTACTCGCCGATTCGAATTCCCG